AGAAAGGAGAAATCAAAGACATGGCGAATAAACGCATGGTAGGACCCAAACCTCTCAGTCTGAAAGGATTGACAGGGATCGTTGACGAAGCTGAAGCTATGCTGAAGCTACAGACACGTATTGGCAGGTTACCTAAAGGTGACTTTAGGGATATTTTGCTTGAGGAGACCTATGAATGGTTCCAAAGGTTAAGTTCGGAGTTAGTCCTAAGACCTACCGAGCCAGACAGAACGGATCCGGCAGAGACTGCAATGTCACCTGCAGCTTCCTCCTCATTGGTGGGAAGTGCAAAAGATAATTTGGATCTTGCACCTGACGATGATGATATACCTTTCTAGTCCCAGTCCGCGTGGTGCGGCTATGGGCACACTCTTCTTCCGACATTCCCTCGAATGTTGAACTATTTGGCACCTCTAAGTATGAAAGGAGGCACCCTATGGGATATTCCCGTAGTTCGGATCTTCTTGGGAGATTTATTAGTTATGGCCTTCCCGCTTTTGCTGCCGTGGAATTACAGGCAGAAATAATAAAGTGGGAGAGGAATTCTGGTCCTGCATGGACCGTTGGCCGGTTGAAGTCGCTTAAACAGGATTTTGTCCGGTTACAAGCCGACCTCGAGCCCCTCACCTGGGTCAGGAAGAACAGGGAGGGTGGTTGGTATGGCGTGTGGGGTTTTCTCCGCAGATATGCTTGCAAGTCCTTGAAATGCTTTGAGAAGGTACTGAACTGCCTTATGGCATATAGTTCTTTTATCCCATCAGAGCCCACTAAGGAGCATGTGGAACAAATGAAAGCCTCAGTGCAGTGTGAACCGGTCTCATTGCCGGCGAACTTGTTAACTGATCTTGCATCTCACGCCCGGAAAATCGTAGGAAAATTGTACTTGGGGCCGACTCAACCCCTCGTAACCTTCCAAGGTAAACTCTCTACCAAGGCCCCCATATGGGGGGGTCGCTCTGTTGAGCAACATGACTTACATGAGCAGGAGTTAAAGTGGATTGAAGACCCATATCATCAAGTCTTCATGAATCGACACTATCGTTCTTATGAACCAGTGTTGGAAGGTCTCTCGAACATTTCCTTGAGGGAGCCCCTTAGGGGACTCAGTGGAGCGGCTTACCACCTCTCCGAGTATGGACCATTTGAAACGGTTCATGCTAAACTCAGACCACCATTTGCACCAACAGATGCTGGTAGCCTGATTCCTCTAACCAAGGATGGCGGCTGGAAAGTTCGATGGATTGCGTCTCCGTTTCGGATTCACCAATTGGCATTGCACCCTTTGGGAAGTGCCCTCTTCGGAGTGTTGGATTCGCTACCGTGGGATTGCACCTTTGAGCAAACAAAACCTTATAAACATGTTCAAGAACACTTACGGAAAGGGGAAACAGTTTTTGCTGTTGATCTCTCCTCTGCTACAGATTATTTTCCTTTAGATCTGCAGACGCGCATTCTTGAAGCCCTGTTACCTGATGGGCTTCATCAGATTGAGCTCTTTCGTGAGTTAAGTCGCAGTGACTGGTGTGCTAGGAAATACGGCACATTCAGGTGGACTCAGGGACAACCAATGGGATTGTACCCATCGTTCCCGGCCTTTGCATTGTCGCACGGCATTTTGTTGGACGCTTTAAGTGGGGGCGTCCCAGGCAGATTTTATGTCCTGGGGGATGATGTAATCATCCTTCACAAACCTACCTATGAGCGGTACATCAGAACGCTGGAGATTCTTGGGTGTCCTCATAACCCTTCAAAGAGTTTAATCTCTGATAAGGTTACAGAGTTCGCAGGTAAGATTATTACCCCCGAACGAGTAGTCTCGTCTTATAAATGGCGGGACCCCAATTCAAAAAACTTTATTGAATTGATGAGGACATTTGGTCAAGGATTTGAGCCCCAATTAAGAAGAAGGGAGCGCAGCGTCTACCATCGTGTGGCGCGGCTCTTGCCGCCGTATGGCTGTAACCACTCTACTGGGCCTGGTTGGCCCCTAGAGAGGGTTGTCTTCGAGACTGAAATGTTCAAGTCCCGATTGTCGGAAGCCCGTGTAGGAAGTGTTCATACAAGCTTTCTTCATAGGTTAGCTAGTAATCTTAAACCTAGCCGACCTGGCAGCCTGTTCCATAAGGTTGATCCAGGATGGTTCATGAAACAAGCTGAACTGCTCGACGAGAGACAGTTTACGGCATTCAAAAATACACCTTTTAGAGCCCTCCCCGGAGATCGGGGTGTACTCGCGGATATTTTGGCAGTTAATGATGATGTAATCAACTTGCCGGCCGTAGGGCCTCAGAAAAGAGTGGACCAATCACCTCTCGAGTGGTATGAGAGGGTTTTAGGGTTAGCAGATAATAACTAACTCCCAG